ATCGACATTCTGACTCGTACTCTGCCAACTCTCTGCAGAACCGAGGGTACTTGGCGTACTCCTCTGGTACCCTAGATAGAAGATCTTTAACTTCTATTTTATCCTCTCGAATGACTCGGATCAGTTCCGTTAGATCGGATCTAGATCCCTTACCGGCGGGTAGACTTCCGAACTCGTACGGCCCTGAAATCCGTCCATCGGGTTTGGTGCAGTAAACCTTGTTTTGCATCGGAGACCCAGCTGCCTTTTCCCAGTGAGCCCGTTCCAACCATTGTTTTAACTGAGTAAGTCGCTGTCGATTTTTAAGAGCAATATAGCCTTGAATATGCGGGGTGCCGTTCTGGCCCGCTTCCACCTGCCATACTGCGTATTTCGCCCGATCTTCCAAATTTTCATCCGAGAGAGCCTCCTTTTCGGCGTCGGTTGGATTATTAACCGTGAAACACCAGTGAATCGCTGACATCTGCCCGGTGTACCGAATTAAATCAGCGGATGTCACACCTTTTATACATGTACCATGTACTGAGGTGGGGGGTAATACTATACCCCCACCTCGGTACAGTGACACAAATTGTACTGTATTTACATTTATTCACTGTACGCCCGCGTGGCCAGATTATTACGCCGGGTAAATGCCTACGTACCTCAAACGTGCAGCCAGCCAGTTACAGCCATACTATAATGCAGCGCGTACCATCGCCCGAGCCGGCCAAGTCGTCGTCAACCGATACAAACACCGACGTATCCTTCAGCCAGTCAGTCAAAGACCTAAGAAGGATGCCATCGCATCCACAATTGTGCCGCCACGAGACCAGTATAAGCGACTATATGCTCGAAAACGACTTACTAAGTCAGGACGACGACGCGTCCATAAACGTGCTAAAGCCCGCCGACGTCTTCGCAGCTTACTCAGACCCTATCAACCGCACAACACTCTCATCGAAATCTCCTCCGCCCCACAAATCGTGGAATGGGTCGGAGATACCTGGCAGAACCAAATCGTCGCGGGCGGACACCAAAACTACGGTTGCTGGCTACCCTTCGGAGCAACTACCAACGAACACCCTTTCCTTCGACAAGCATTAGATGATATCCAAACACGCGTCGGTGGTTTCGATATAACCTCTTCCGGAGATAATATCATATTGAAAGTCACCCATAAAACGCATCGAATGGCCATTCGAAACGTCAGTGGAACTAATGGCGTTACCTTTGATTTATATACCTTCGTCGCGAAACAAGACATCTCTGATGCCTTATATAAAGACCCGAAAACTACGTGGATTACCGTCGCCGGTAATGCCGAAGATATCGGTAGCGCCCTCTTTACCAATGCTAATGGCCTTACACCTCTTGGAACCGCGCGATTCGGCCACTTTTGGAAACTTATGCAGAAGGAACGCGTTACCCTTGATAGTTTCGCCCACAAACAAGTATCCATGATTTGTCGGAAAGGGGTTGATTGGGGCAAGCAACAACCCTCCTACGCTATCAAGGGAAAAACCATGTATTGGCTAATTGTTCTCCATCCATACGCAGTTGACAACGGTTGGTTGGCTAACCAAGATATCCTTAACATCACCTTCTGCCGAACTACTCATTACAAACCTCTCGTCCGTACTGGATTCTACGCGCAAGAATCCACTGTTGCCTCGGGTTACCTCTCTCTACCAACACCAGGAATCAATGCTTAGTCCCTATCTCTTGTCTGACGACGCCTCACGGCCTACCGGCCTACGCTGCGCTATGCTAAACATAGGATTGATGGTATATATAGCGACATCCCTATACGAGTTAATTATTTTTATTTTTTCGTATATAAAATAAAACTTAGAAATCAAATTCGTATTTTATTCATCTATTGGTCGAATATCCCACCGATCCTGGCTCAACTTGCCAGTATTCGGTGGGAAATTGGCAAACACAACTACATGCGGCGGTTTAAAACGCCGACCCCTAGACTCATACTTCGTACTCAAAAAATATCCATTTTTAAACTGTTCAACAAGTGTATACGGGAATGATTCCTCTTGGTCCCTGGCCCAATCGAAATAAACAATTCCCTGATTCCCATAGGCATACATTATGTCGGTAAATTTCCCTCCCGTGACGATGTATCCGAGACATCCGTCCCGATCTCTGTAATTAAGTGCGAAAAAGCTCTTTCCACGGCGTCCAACTGTCTCCCAAATCCAGACAACTGCCCTTGAATCTGGCGGATCTCTAAGGGTGGCCACCAGTTCGGACTGCCACCCGGGTCTCGGGCTAAACGCGGGGAGGGAGGCCAAATATCGACATTCTGACTCGTACTCTGCCAACTCTCTGCAGAACCGAGGGTACTTGGCGTACTCCTCTGGTACCCTAGATAGAAGATCTTTAACTTCTATTTTATCCTCTCGAATGACTCGGAT